AAGCTGTTGTTGAAGCTAGTCAGGAGTTCTTTGCTAATGACGGTCAACTGTCTGAAGAAACTTATAAGAAACTTGAAGAAGTAGGATTACCACGTGATCTCGTCGATAGTTACGCAGCTGGTCAACAGGCGTTGTTGCAAGGAGAAGAAGCAGAGATCAAAGGAGTCGCAGGTGATAGCTACGATGCAATGGCTGAATGGGCAAACGAACATTTACCGCAGGAAGAGATCGACGCATTTGACGAAGCTGTTACAGGAGGCACGGTCAGCCAAGCGAAGTTAGCAGTGCAAGGATTGTACGCTAGGTATCAGAATGCTACAGGTGCAACACAACCTAAGCTGGTACAGGGAGCAGTGAGCGGTACATCCACTATGCCTTTTAAGAGTATGCAGGAACTAGCACGAGCACAGTCTGACCCACGTTATCGTAGTGGTGACAAAGCATATCATCAAGAGATTGACAGACGGCTCGCTGTGAGTAATATTTAACTTTCATATACGTAATAAGAGTTGAGACGCCTTGGACTACCTACTTTCGTTTTCTTCCTGTTATCGGTTTCAGGAAGTTTTTCGGGTTGTTCCAAGGCGTCTTTCTATCCAGCATTAGGAGCTACAGGTGGTGCAGCTGTTGGTAGTCTGGGTGGTCCCGGTCCTGCTGCTGGTGGTGCTGCCCTTGGATGGGGTGTGGGAGAAGTAGCCAAATACACAGAAGAAAACGCACATTTAACACAGCAAGTCAAAGCGTTGAGCGAGGGAGATATTAAGCAACTCGTTAATAATCAACTAGATGAGTCAATGGACAACGGCTTTTTTGATAGTATGTTGACTGAAATTTATGGCTTGCTAAAAGTCTGTTTAATTGGAGTAGTATTGTGGAATGTCATACCGATCATATATACGAGGTACGTTCACAAGAAAGCAAAGAATGGAGTTCCAAATGAAAAGACTTCTTAGGATTTACCGTGGCTTAGATAAACGTGAGAAAGCACTAGTGTTGACAATTGGTGTATTTATTGCTGTTATTGTAATCGGTAATATATTTATTTTATAGACGATTGCGACAATTAGTCCCTCGACCTACTGCGGTAGACAATCCTGTGAACGAAAGAAGTAAGAGTCAAACCAACTAATAACTACAACTATAATAACTACAACATAAAGGAAAATATATCATGGCTAATGGAGATACATCCCCCTCACGTGTTGGACAAGTTAATAGTGCTGGTGATACAGATGCTTTGTTTCTTAAAAAGTTTAGCGGAGAGATTCTGCAAACCTTCGAGGAAAGCAACATCTTTAAAGCACTACATACTGTTCGCACAATCGAAAACGGTAAATCAGCTCAGTTCCCTGTAACAGGAATCGCTTCTGCTGCTTACCATACACCCGGTGAAAACATCGCTGACGCTGGAAACAGCTACCTTAGCGACATCAAGAAAGCTGAGAAAGTCATCACTATCGACAAGATGCTTTTGGCTTCTACTTTCTTAAGCAACATCGACGACGTAAAGAACCACTACGACATCCGCAGCGTCTACGCTAACGAGTTGGGTAAAGCTCTTGCTGTTCGTTTCGATACTGCTCTTGCTAAAGTATTCATCGCTGCTGCTCGTTCTGCTGCTGCCGTAACTGGTGGTAAGACTGGTGGTATCCTTGATGTTTCTGCTAATGCAATGGGTGACGTAAGTGACTCAGAAGACGACACTGATAACACTGATCCAACTGGTGCAGAATTAACAGCTGCTCTTTTCACTGCTGCTCAGAAGCTCGACGAAAATGACGTTCCTAGCGACGGTCGTTTCTGCGTTCTTCGTCCACAAGAGTACTACAAGTTAATCACTGGTGGTGCTGGACAGCTTGCTATCTCTACTTCTGCTGTCAATAAAGACGTCGGAGGTGTAGGAAGCATCGCTGCTGGATCGATCCCTCAAATCGCAGGTATCACAATCTACAAATCCAACCACATCCCATCGACTGACTTGTCTGCTGTTTCTACTGGTGACGGAGAAGCTGCTAACGACGTGTTCGGTGGAAGCGGAGTAGGATATAACGGAAACTTTACTAACACGCTTGGTGTTGTTTCTCATTCTGCTGCTGTTGGAACTGTTAAACTGCTCGACTTGGCTACTGAATCTGAGTACCAAATCGAACGTCAAGGTACACTTTTCGTTGCGAAGTACGCTATGGGTCACGGAGTTCTCCGTCCTGAGTGTGCTATCGAACTTCAGAAGTAACCACTCTCTCGGTGTTGGGAGGTCTGTGATTCGTTCCGCTCCCTTCTACCGAGTATTTTTATATTATGGCTCTGACAACAAAACTTAACGCAGTAAACACGATGATTAGCGTCATCGGAGAAGCACCCGTCAACTCACTAGGAGGAACAGCCGTACCAGTTACTGTTGTTCAAGCAGAGAATACCTTAGACGAAACAAGCAGAGCCGTACAGTCTGAGGGTTGGCATTTTAACACCGAGCACGAATACACTCTCCGACCTAACACTTTTGATAACAAGATCATACTTCCTAACAACACATTACGTATTGATCTTGATCCAGAAATTTATACAGACAACGACCCAGTACAACGTGGACTTAAACTATACGATAGAAAGAATCACACGGATGTATGGGCTAAGGAGGTTAAAGCCTCTCTTACTTTTGACTTACCCTTTGAGGAATTACCTGAACAGTTTCGACATTACATCACCGTTAAAGCAGCCCGTATCTTCGCTAATCGTTTCTTAGGTAGTCGTGAGATAGAAGGGTTTGCGACACGTGATGAGATAGAAGCGAAAGCACGTGCTATTGATGCAGACTCTGAAGCAGCAGATAGAACGATCTTTGATCACTACAGCGTGTTACGAGTGCTTGACAGATAATGCCGTTATTAGTTAACAGCGTACCTAACCTAGCTCAGGGCGTATCACAACAACCAGATAACTTACGGTATCCCGGTCAGTGTGACGAACAGATAAACGCTTGGGCTACTGTTGTTGAAGGGTTGGTAAAACGACCACACACAAGCTACGTTAAGAATGTAGATAGCAGTCAACCATCCAATCTATTCACTCACTTTGTTAAGCGGGACGAGACGAACAAGTACGTTATCAATGTATCAGTGGGTGGTAGCGTCAGTGCGTTTAACCTATCGCTTGGTACTTCTATTCCTGTTGTTACTACTTCTATTGCTCAGTCTTACTTGAGTGGTATAACAAATCCTGCACAGGAACTACGAGCACTGACAGTAGCTGACTATACGTTTCTTGTTAATAAGAGTAAGCAGATTGAAATAAGTAATTCTCCTGATCTAAAGAGTAAGACAATAGTAAACGACGAAGGTAAGTACGAAGCGTTAGTGTTTGTTAAGCTAGGTGATTACGAGAAGAGATACGATATAATTTTAGATGGTAAAGTAATTGAATCAACTCATGCAGCTCTCCCTCATATACCAAATTCGAGTTTTATTCCGGGTCATACATATGAAAGTGCTGGTAGTTCTGACGGCGTACACGCAGACACTGAATACATAGCAGATCATTTAGAACAAATTTTAAACACGTATCTATCATCTGATAAACGTATAAGCGAAGCCTTGTTAACTAGTCCCGGAGGTGCTACACCTTGGGAATACGACAGCGGAAGAACAGAGTTACCCGCTTATAAAGAAGGATATGTTAATGTTCAGTATGAGTTTTCTATAGATCAGTACGCTACTAACGCACACACAGATCAAATAGGATTTGGTGCTAAGGGTACTGTAATATTTAAGAACGGAATTGTTAGCTCCAGTGAGTTAACACATCACGGAACAGGTTATGACAACGCTTTAGCGAACGACACTTTAAAGCTGACGATAACAAGGCATTTAGTATTCTATCATTATCAATGGCCAGCTCGTGCTCGTAATAAAGGAGTGTCGTATACTGAATCTTATAAGAGTAACTTCACTACTTCAGGGTCTCACGGCACTATGCCGACATTCACCAACAGTTTCTTAGCTACTAATTATACGATAACAAGAGAAGGAGCTGTTATTAAGATAGAGGGAGACCAAGACTTCACAATCAGGACGGAAGATGGTCTAGCTAATCAAGGTTTAGGGGTTGCGTACAAAGAAGTAGACAGTATCGTGGACTTACCTAAGCGGTGCTTTAACAAGTTTCGCGTTAAGGTGCGTGGTGATGCAGATATAAACCAAGACGATTACTACGTTCGTTTCGAGACAAAAGATAAAGAAGACTACGGAGAAGGTAGTTGGATAGAGACAGTAGGTTGGGGGACTGATATACGAGCATCTGCTGAACTAGAAGGAATAGACACCACTTTAAATAACAAAACGATGCCTATCACTATTGTGCCTAAGTTCAACGGGGATGGTAGTGTTAATAAATTTTTAGTACAGACTCCCAACGAATTGGTAGGGACAGTAGAAAATAACGGTACGATATATAACTTAGTAGAAGAACACGTTTCAACTGCTGCTACAGAACCCGGAACAGGATCGGACTGGGAAGAGTATTGGATACCTACTACTAAGTTTACAGCAGCACCTGATTGGGAAGTTGATAAGAGATACAATAACGGTTTAGCAGGTTACGTATCACGACAAGCAGGTGACGACTTTACCAATCCATTCCCGTCGTTTGTTGGACAGACTATCAACGATGTATTCTTCTTTAAGAACCGTTTAGGATTCCTGACGAACAACGCTGTTATATTTAGTGAAGCAGATGCATACTTTAACTTCTTCAGGACTACTACCCAGCAGCTGTTAGACAGTGCTCCGATAGACGTAGGACTCAGTCACACAAAAGTAGCACAACTACAACACGCTATACCGTTTCAAGAGAAGCTGATGTTATTCAGTAAGCAGTCACAGTTTGTATTACGAGGATCTGACATACTAAGTCCTAAGACGGTAGCTATATCTCCTGTTACAGAGTACGATATATCAGACAGTATCAATCCGTTAGCCGTGGGTAATTATATATACTTCACATTTCAACGGAACGATTACGAGGGTGTGTACGAATACTTTGTTGATAACAACACGGAGACGTTTAACGCTGAAGAGATAACTCAACAGATACCTAAGTACATCAATAAGAAAGCTACACGTATCGTTGGTAGTCCTGCTGAGAATACACTTGTTATAACAACAGACGACGATCTAAAGACGTTGTTCGTTTATAAGTACTTTTGGAGTAACAAAGAAAAGATACAGAGTTCATGGATGAAGTTTACGTTTGATCGTGACATCATTGGTTGTGACTTTATAGACAGTAAGTTGTTTATGCTTACATCTGACACAGAAGGACTACATCTTGAATCGTTGACGTTAGAGGACGGATTGAAAGATAGCGGGTTGGATTATACGTTGTACTTGGATTCAAGGGTGGAGGGCAGTGATGTTGAAGTATCGTTGTATAATCCTACGACTAAGAAGACACGCATCAGTAACATACCGTACAGCGTAAGCTTAGGTGATGGTGTTAATCTATTTACTAAGATAGGAACACAACGAGCTATTACCACAGTTGATTCAACCACAATAGATGTTAACGGTTATTTAGCTAGTTACGTTAGTCTTGGTGGTAGCTTGTATAAATGTATAGAAACACATACTGCATCATCAACTGAGTCACCGGATACAAGTTCTAAATGGCAAACCACTACAGATGTATCGACTGCTCCTGCGTGGTCTAGTGGTAACTTCTACAACAACGACGAATACTTCTTTATAGGTAAGCCGTACAATATGTTGTACAGGTTCTCCGAGCAGACATTGAAGCAACCAACGGAACGGGGAGGACGATCTGCATCTGATTACACCTATCAAACAATACGTAGTGGTAGTGTTAACTATGCAGACACTGGACACTTTACTGTTGAAGTAACACCTAAGTACAGGGATACATACAGCTATGCATTTAACCCTGACATCGTAGGAGCCAATCTAGCATTGAATGAATTTATACCACAGGACGGACACTTTAGATTTGCCGTACAAGCACAACCAAACGAGGTAACAATTGAAGTAAAGAGCAGTTCTGCCTTGCCAGTCAAGCTGTTAGCTGCTGAGTTTGAATCTATGTTTATACCGAGGAGCAGAAGATATGGGTCTTAGAGTGGAACAAGCACAGCCTGACATGGATGCCTTTGAGTTGTACGACGACATGAGGGAAGAGGACATGATGGAGTGTATCGGTCTTATGCATCACCCAAAGGACGCAGTTAACCTGTCGTTTCAAACAAGCAGTAAAGTATATTCACTGAGAGGTAACGACGGTTTGTATTGTAGCTTTGGTGTTAGTCCTAGTGAGAACATTGGTGTTGTTTGGTTGTTAGGAACACGACGACTAGCTACGGCTAAGAAGTACTTTATACAGAACTCACAGAAGTGGGTGGACGAAATGATGATAGGTTTTGACTATCTAACAAACATGGTAATGAAGACTAACACGTTGAGTTACAGGTGGTTGCAATGGTTGGGTGCTGAGTTTAGCGATTGCCAGTACGACGGGTATATGTCATTTATATTAGAGAGGAAGTAAGAATGTGTGTACCATTACCAGTAATAGCAGCAGCCGTTCAAGTAGCAGCGGTCGGTGCTCAATTTGCAGGAGCGAGAAGACAAGCTAAACAACAAGCAGCGTACCAAGCACAAGCGTCAGCAGCTGAGAGACAAAGATTTTTACAAGAACAAACTTCCATGCGTATGCGTCAAGCACAGGAGCAAGAAGCTGTGGGTCGTGAGTTGGAACAAGTTAGTCAGAAGTCACAAGCTGCACTCGCTAGAGCTAGAGTATCTGCTGGAGAAGCAGGTGTAGCAGGAGCTAGTGTACAAGCGTTGATGGATGACTACACACGACAAGAGGGAGCATACAGATCAGCACTTTTAAGACAGCAAGAGTTAGGTGGAGTAGCAACGGGCATGGGTCTTGAACAAGCAGGGTTTGCTACGACTCAACGTCAGATCGGTATTAATCAACCTATCAACAGACCTAGTGCTTTGACTGCTGGATTGCAAGCGATTAGTGGGGGTCTTAGCGGATACTCAGCAGGTTTAGATATACAGAGCAGGATGAAGACTCCTAACACACAAGTTTCATAACTATGGCTAGAGAACGAGTACAAGTACAAGGATTAGGGGGAGCAGTCCCCGGTATATCACCTACCATTCAACGGGGAGGACAGTACGCTGTACAGGTTCAACAAGCAGGACGTAACAAGTTGATGGACCTAGCGGATGCGTTAGGACAAGTTAATCCGATCTTACAGCAGTACGGACAGTTACAACAAGTACAAGAGAAGATAGGTGTTGAGAGAGCTGCACTCGTAGAAGAACAGAATGTTATAGCTGAGTTAAAGAAGCAGAAAGATGTAGACGGATTCAGTGTATTAGCTACTACTAACAGAGATAGAGCGTATCGTGATGCGTTGTTAAAACGACACATTAATAATACGATGCTTCCTAGTCTTAATCTCAAAGCACAAGACTTAGTAAACGCTGAGACATATAAGACACAAGCAGACTTTGGTCAAGCGTTGGACGATACGTTGACAGCTGAGTGGGATAATTTAGTAGGACAAGTAGGAGAGGGTGTAGCTAACAGTACAGCAGGTAAAGCACTTTGGAGTACAGTAACAACACCATATAAGAACGAACTAGCACTGAAGTATGAAGAGGCTAGAGACGCTTTTATAGCTGACGAAAAGATAGCAGAGATGGGTATAAGTTTTAACGCCCTGTTTAGCGGGGATCGTGTTGTTAATACATCTGACCTACAGGAAGTGATTAAAGGATACGACGAAGCTTTGGCTGGTGACTTACCTCAATTACAAAAGAAACAAAGAACAGCGTTGTTAGTGCAAGCCGTAAATCAACAAGCTAGAAGGTTGTACGCTGACAGACGTTATACTGATGCTGATCGTTTACTGCAAAGCATTGATAGGTTAAAAGTAAATAACGTTGAAATATTTAATACGACAGAATCACAACGTGCTTTAACTCAAATAAGAGAATCTGTTAACAGTAAGTTGTTTTCTTTAGCATCTTCAGATCAAGAGTCTATTGATAAAGAGTTTAAAGGAGCTGCTGGTATAGCGTTTAAATTCATAGAAGGCACAGCAAGCATAGATGAGCTAGAAGATTTTGAAAGACAAGCTATTCTTAATGCGTTGCGTTACATAGCACCAGTGGACGGTGAGACCGAGCAAGCTAGACAAGCACAGGAAGCTCAGTTACAAGCTGTGTTAGAGAATGAAATATACGGTCAAAAAGATTTACCAGCTAGGGCATTTATGTCGGCAATGTATCGCTTAGGTTTAAGTAACCCTGACGACGGTAGACCTTTGATGGAGCGTAACTTTAACAGTTTAGGTTTGTCACTGAAAAATACTGAAGGGGTTTTCGCACCTACTGTCAACATGGCTGATCCTAAGGTCAGGCGAGAAGTACTAGAGCAGTTTCAAGAACAACAAGAACAAGAAGGTGCAGAAGGTCGTCCGTTTACTGAAAAAACTTTTAGAGCAAATAATCCCGGAATCCCTTCGCACCCTGAGTTAACAGCTTTATCTAATAAACTAAACGCAGGTAATTACATTAGGGATTTAGAATCATATAAGAAATTAGATATTGATCTTAAAAACCAATTAACGCCTGTTGTTGAAAGTTTATCAAGAAGTCAGCAAGATAAGTTAGGTAGTAGATTTTTAGATAGTTATAGCAATCAATCAGCACGTGTCATTCGAAACAAAGCACTTAAATATGTTAATGATTTAGCTGAAGAAGGTGTGAGTGGGCAGGAGCAGGTGAACGCTGTAAACGCTTTTATAACTGAAGAGACTAAGAAAGATAAAGAGTTGTTTTCAGAAATAGTAGAAGTAGCATCAAAAAGACTTACTAAAATAACACCTATATCTGAATTTACGAAAAAAGAGTTTGAAGAACTTAAGGAAGAAGAAAGAGAGAAAGTAGATAGTGGTATATTTGGTTTATTTAAAGATGAAATTGAATATCCGTCCTTGATACCGCAACAAGCAACAGGCGATCAAATTAAGATTGATATAGAAGAAGCGTACAATAAAAGCAGACAAACAGGAGCAAGAAGTAAAACAGTCAGGCATCAGAAAATATTAGGTGGACTTTTGTTTGAAAACGGTTTTCCTGAATACAATGCAGATAACGCTAAGTATTTAAAACAAGCTAACTTAAAATACGACGATGTAAGACTTGTTAGGGATAGTGAGGAATTGACTAGGATCATTGAAGATGAGTGGGGTCCAGTTATTTATAAGATAGAACAACGGTTAGATTTAACACAATATGAAGAGGATGTTTGGGAGGAGATACAGAACTTTGGTGTTTTCGATACTTCTAGTTTACGTCTGTTTCAAGAGGCACAAACAAGTCTATTAAAAACTTACAAAAGATAAATGGCTGATACGGCATACGAAGAGTGGTTAAAGAACAACGGACTCGGTAATTCTTCAATCAATACACAACAAGACGAACCTATAGGTAGTCCTGATATTCCTGAGCCAGCTCCTACATTTGATTTAAATCCTGAAGTCATTGAAGCTAAAAGATTATTAGACGCTGAATTAAATAAACAAGAAAGCGTTAGTAGTACCGTAGGTAAAGTAGCCACTAGAGTGGGTGTAGAAATCACAAGTGGCATGACCATGCAGCATATTTTTAGCAGGTCTTTACCTTATATAAAGAATACTCTACAAGCTACTAGAGCTGGTTCTTTGTTAGGATTCGCAGGACCACAGGCAGCAGAGCCTTTGAGTACAGCCGCTGGTGTTGGTTTGTTTGCTGCGTCCGAGTTTGGTTTGTGGGCTTTAGCTAATTATTTTGGACAGGAGACAGGTAAAGCTCTAGGTTTACAATCTGAAATATCAGGTGCTGAATTAATAAGTTCAGGTGTGTTTGGTATGGGTTTTGTTACTAGAGGTGCTGATAAATTATTACGACTAAATATAACATCTAATACTGCTAACGGTGGTAGTATGTTAGTCAACGGTACTAAGACTTTTGTGAGTGGTGCAGTTATCGGTGTGGCTGAATCAGCGTTACGTCAGGAAATCGAAAAACGTATTAACGATAAAGATCGAGACGAATGGGATTACTTGTTTTCAGGATTATTTGGCGGTGGTGCTAATGTAGGGCTAAATTCCCTAGCTAATGCCTTCAAGGGATCAAGGTGGGGTCGCAATGAATTAAAGGAAATAGTTAAGGAATCTACTAGTAGTATTGACATAAGCGTAGAGAAATACCAAAAACGGATAAACCAGTTAGAAAAATTTGAAGCTAAATCTAATAGGGTAAAAGCACAACAAGCTAAAGAAATAAAGAAATTAAAACAACAAATTAAAGAAGCTGAACTTGCAAAAGAAATAATGCAGGAAACTTCTGTTAAATTTGAAGAAGCCGATAAAGTTCAAACTGAAATAGAAGAAACACCCGGTGAGCTTAGCCCTGTAGAGCCTGAAGTAGAAAAAGTAAACGAAGAAATAAAACAAGTAACAGAGGAGTTAAAATCTGATAAAGAAGTTGTTCAAGAAGTAACAGCGACTCCCGAACAACCCGTCGTTGACAAGATACCCAAACCAAAAGAAGAAGCTACGGTGATCGAAGAAAAGCCTGCCGTAGAGCGTGATAGGTTTGTGGACGACGAGCGTGAAAATCTATTAGATCAACTTAGAGAACAGTACGAAACTCAGAAGATAGGTGAAACTTTAAATAATCCTAACTTAGAAAAAGGAGTTAACCTACTAAACACCAAGACCAAAACAGAGCTAGAGGTTAATCTTAATAAATTATCTGAAGAATTTAATAAGAAGGGTTCTATAGAAGATTTAACTACAGTAGAAAAAACATTAAACGAAGTTAGGTTCTTACAATCACTCAACGAACTTAAGCACCCGTTAGACACTGAATGGGGTAGAAGAGGACAAGCTAAAAGTAAACTGGCTGACTCCTATGTATATGAAGCTGAACTTAGTGACACATCTATTAAAGAACGTCAGACCCTGTCGATGCTTGAGGATTCATTATTAACACATTTAGAGTCACCAGCAGAAGACGATGTATTTAGTAAGCTCTATCAAGATTATTTAGATATAAGACCACAGCAACGTGATAAAGCTGATAAGATTCGCAAGCAATACAAAAGAAAGAAAGAGCAACAGGAAAAATTAGACGCTGAAAAAGATGATCCTGATGCTATATTAAGAGCGATTCAAAAAAGAAAAGATAATTTAACGGATCGTTTGAATACACTGCGAGAGCGTTTTGGTGATTTAAGCAAACTTAAAGGTGAGTCTAAAAGGAATGTTGACGAAGACCCTGAGATACTTGAGCTACAAGAACAAATAAAGTTTTATCAATTAGCTGAACGAGATGCTGTTGAACTTCAAAAGGGTTTAGCTGAAGAAGCACGACTTACTAAACTACAGACTGCACCTATTGGCGAGCAAAGAGCAGAAGTTGAACCAAGAATAGACGGACCTAAAAGACCTGAGTCAGCTGCGTCGTTGCAAAAACAAAAGAACGCACAGTTGCGTAAGATAATAAAAGATAGGATAGATGAGATAGATAAAGCAGCTTTGGAGTTAGACCCAGACTTTCAGGCAGCTAGAGCCGAGGAGCAGCTAAATAATAAACTTAAGAATTTGCAGGAAAGATTAGACGAACTAAGGGCTAGGTTTGGTGAAGATGTTGTAATCAAAGAAGGAAAGCCTGCAAAAGAAAAACATCCACTTGTTAAGGATTACGAAGACCGTATAAAATTTTACGAACAAGCACGGAATGAAGTAGTACAAATTAAGAAAAAAGAAGCTGAAAGGGCTGAATGGATACGCAGACAAACAGCACCATTAGGTGAGCAAAGAGCATCTGTAACACCTAAACCCACTGGTCCTAAAAAAGCTGACGGTACACTAGAGAAGCTAAACAAAGATATAGCGTTTCTTAAACAAAACGTACGTAATCGTGTCCGAGAAATAGATAGGGCTAGGAAAGAATTAGACCCTGAAGAACAAGCAAAACGTCTATTAAAACAACAAGAAGCTAAATTAGTACGTTTAGAAAAAGAATTAAAACTGCAACGTGAATTTTTCTTGGAGTTAGATAAGCTAGAAAGTCAGGTAACTAAAAAGCGTACAAAGGTGGAAGACACAGATGCTATAAAAGAAAAGAAAGCACAGATAAAATTTTATAAGGATAGCATCAACGACACTAAAAAACTTATTGAAGTAGAGAAAGATATAGCACGATTAGCTGATATAGAAGGTAGAGCTATAGTAGGAGAAATAAGAGAAGCTGTTAAAGGGAAACCTAAACTACCTGAGAAACCTTCCAAACTAAAAGTACTACAAAAGAAGCGAGCTGATTTAAAAAGAGCCATGAGGCAACACGTAGCTGATATAGACAGAGCACACGAAAAGTTATTACAGCAAGAACGAGACGCTAATATATTTAAGTTCTACGAAGACTGGTTTTATTCCGCAACACAACGTGACCTTAAGGGTACAGCTGTTAAGCTTGGTTCTTCTATTTTAGATCAAAGACGATTATCGTTAATTAATCAGCTACCCTCCGTACTTGCTGGTGTTCCCGGTGGTGTTATTGAGTGGGGTAAGTTACTTACGTTTAGACCTCTTACCACTTTATTCTATGAATCTGTTAAAAATAAATCTTTATCTACTGGGTTTGAATTAGCACGTTTGGAATATGTGGCAGGTTATAAAGTTTTCTCTGAACTTAATTCATTAAAGAAAGCATTAGGACGTACATTTAAAGAAGGGATAAGTGCTACGGATTCTAAAAGAAATAGGTACATGGACGAATCCACGGGATACACAAGTCAAGGAGGCGTTTCTAATATCGTTAAGAAAGCTAAGATCAAAGCTGAAAAGAAAAGACAGGCTGACTTAGAACTTCAAAATATGTTGGAGCGTTATATTACTAAGGGTTCGTTTTTGCATTTAGTAAATTTAGCTCTTCGTGTTAATTCGTTAGGTGCAAGAGGAATAGCTACAGCTGATGAATTTATAAGAAGACCCTATTTACAATACCGCTTGATGTCTAGTGCTTTAAAATCTGCACATTTAGATTACAAGAAGGGATTGATTAAAAAGAAAGATATAGAAAAACACGCAGAAAAATTATATCAATCAAAGTTTACACAAGATGACGGGCTGCCTGTTTTAAATGAGCAATCGAAAATAGACGAAGAAGTAAGACAAGCTAACGATGTTTTTTATTTTGCTTCAGATACGGACGCAGTTAAAACAACATACGATAGGATGGTTGATAAACTTGTTAGAGGCATGAATGTTTGGTCATACTCTGATGATAATGTGTTAACTTGGGCTTTTAGATATTTCGTGCCGTTCTTATCTATGGCTGCTAGAGGTACTTATAGAATGACCAAGTTAGCTGCGTTCCCTTTGTTGCCTACAAGAATGTTAGCGCTTAATCCCTATACTAGGAAAATAAAAGAAGCACAAAAGTTAATTGATTCTAATTTAGATTATTTAAAAACAAAAGATATAGACGAAGACATACGTGCGAAAACTATACAAAACATTAACGACAAGATAAAAGAAGTAGAAACAATCAAACAAAGAAGACACGTATATAATCAAGAATTATTAGCAGATACATTTTTAGGTTTAGCTTTAGCATCCACGACATCGGTTATGGCATTAAAAGGATTAGCTACAGGATCGTTAAGTTGGATGACTCCTGAGCAACGAGATAAGTTAGGAATAAAACCCTACAGAGTGATGGGCATAGATTACAGTGGTTGGGCTGGACCTGCTGGACCCATAAGTGCTTATGTTGACTTCGCTCAGTTTTTGGGACTGAAGATAGCACAGTCGTTTACAGGGCAGCAGATTTTAAATGAAGACCAAGATGCTTTCTCTGTTCTTAAAAATTCATTAGTCAGTATATTAAAAGAACAACCGCTGACATCAGGAATAAAAAGCGTAGAAGAATTATCCACCGCTAAAGGAGATCAGTTAAAAGATGTCGTATCTAAATTAATTGCAAGCACTACACTGACTCCAGCACAAGTAAGGAAGATGGTTCAAAGATGGGAATCTGGAGATAAAATAGTAGATATGCGAGGTGGTTCGTGGTCTGAAAGAATTATGTGGTACGCTTTTGGTGTTGGTCCCATGAATTTTAAAACCAATATATTCGGAGATGATGAGGTTTCACAGAATACTTGGGGAACAGCTATTACAAGAATGGTTCCTAGACCTGAAACTATGGTCACTGAAGACATACCTGAAGACTTAAGAACTGTCATAGCTAGTGACTTTAATCTAAAACAATTACCTAAAAGACCGTCTACCTTGATACCAAACGTAAAAATGCTTGAATGGACAGATGACGACCATTTGCATTTAGAATATGCTTTTGCTAAAAGATTACGTAACTACCGTAATAGTGAAGGACTTACGATAAAGGATGCTGTACTACAACTAATAAGAGAAGATGAAGATTGGGAAGAAGATTACAAGACTGAAATAACAAACCCATTAGACGACACAGATATTAAAAACGTAGGTTTAGATAGGATGAGTAGACTTATGTCTCAATTTTATAAAGAAGTAAAAGAAGATATATTAGAAGATGAAAGTTTTCTGCGTTCTTTTAGAAATAAGGATGAAGTAAATCTATACGATGCTGTTCAATTTGAAAGAGGTGAGGCAGAAGTCTTACCGCAAAAACCACTATCACCTATCGAAGCACTTCGTTTTATACAGGGCAGAGGCGAAGATATAGAATTTGATATAATGGAAACCATAAAGCAATAGTGCTTGAACTCCTCACTCAATAAGTAATAATATAATATCATGGCTAACACCTACGTAGACTATAACAACGTTTCAGCCTCCGACATTACGGCAGGTTTTATCGTGACGTTCCCCTTTCTTGAAGAAATCCACATAACAGTAGAAGTAAACGGTAGTTTGTTGGCTTCTAATAATTACTCAGTATCTACTACATCAGGAGTTACCCGTGTGTTTCCTACATCTGGTGTTAACGCTACTGACAATGTAAGAGTGCGTCGTAAGAGTCAGCCTGACTTAAACCTTGTAGACTTTGAGAACGGATCGGTACTTACTGAGAGTGAACTGGATAGAGCGTACCAACACAATCGTTATCTAGCTGAAGAACTCGGAGAACTCAACGATCAATCTCTGCAACGGGTACAAGGTAGTCTTGACTTTTCTGCACAGAATCAAAACTTAAAAGACTTAGCTGACCCAGTAGACTCACAAGACGGAGCTACTAAGAACTATGTAGACACACGATCACTGAATGACTTTGACGGTTCTAAGGTATCTGGTGCTGTTGATATTAACGGTAATCTTTTAACAGGTGTAAGTGATCCTCTCTATGCTTCTGACTCAGCTAATAAATCGTATGTCGATAGTGTTATATCAGGAATAACCACAGGTACAGGAAGTCCACCAAGCTTTAGTAAATTCACTGGTAATGGTAGTAATACAGAGTTTGCTCTTACATTTACTGCTAATGTCACAGCGTCTACTGCAATGTTAGTGACTATAGCTGGAGAGGTCATAGACCCTGACGACTACACAATTGTAGGAGCCAGTAACACCATACGTTTTGATACACCACCCACTAATCTATCTGAGATACTTGTTATTGAAAGAGGTTTTAAAGTCGCTATAACTGATATACCTACTGACTTTGATTATGGTAGTATAGTGGGTGACCCAGTTACCGCATCATTCAGCTACGGAGGAATTGCATAAATGAGTATTGAAGTACAGATAAGAAGAGGAACGAATGCTGAGAATGCTGCGTTTACAGGACAGGAAGGCGAACTTGTTTACACTACTGACACTAAGGACTTATACGTACACGACGGTTCTACGCTTGGTGGTGCGATTGTAGGTTCTATTGCTGGAGTTGCTGATGACTCTATTACATTTGCTAAGATAGAAGAGATACCAGCTAACACGATACTTGGTAACAATACAGGTGGTTCTTCTGATATAATAGAGTTAAGTGTAGCACAGACTCAGGCTTTGCTAAACGTAGCTAACGGTGCTACCGCTAATAGTAGTGATGCAACTTTACTAGCTAGAGCCAACCACACAGGAACACAGACTGCTTCTACTATCTCTGACTTCGATACGGAAGTAGCTAATAACAGTGCTGTTACTGCTAACACTGCTAAGGTGACAAATGCTACGCACACCGGGGAAGTAACAGGATCAACTGCACTTACTATTGCTAACGGAGTAGTAGACTCAGACAACTTATCAACAACATTAGACTTTGGATCAGTCGCATAACAACCACTTATAATCATGCCAAATATACAAGTACAATTAAGAAGAGGAACAGAAGCAGAGAACGACGCTTTTACGGGATCAGCTGGGGAAGTTGTAGTGAATACTTCTAATAACACATTAAGAGTTCACGACGGTAGTACCGCTGGTGGACATGAAGTTTTAAAAGGAGATAACTCTTTTTTAATTGTTGATAGCACTGGAGTCACAATTAACGACAGCAATTTAGACGCTGATTTTGTTGTCAAGGCAAGCGGTTTAGGTACGTTGATAAATGCTGATGCTGGTAATTACCAAGTTGATCTAGCTCCTACTGCTGCTGCAAATTCACTAGCTGTTTATAATCCGTCAGGCAGCCCTACGGCAATTGAGGGTGGGCAAATCTATTTAAACAAATCAACACAGAGTTCAGGAAGTTTTTCGGAAGCTGACTCGTTTTCGTTGGATGCTTATAAAGATGCTGCAAATAGTTATCAACACGGCTCGAACGCTCAACTAATGCGTATTATACAGACGTCCGGAGCAGCTACTACATCTTTTGCTGAGAATGGCGATATATCGTTTTCAGGAGACTTGTTTCCTGTTCTTAATGGTGCCTATGACTTAGGTACGTCTGCTCTTAAATGGCGAGATGTTTACTCTACTACAGGTGCTTTTAATGGTTCTGATGCTAATTTAAAACAAGACATAGAAGAATTAAGTGAAGCGGAAAAGCGTGTCGCTGTTGCTGCTAAGGGCTTACTTAAAAAGTACAGACTTAAACAAGCAGTCAAAGAAAAAGGAGAAAACGCACGTTATCACTTCGGTATCGTTGCTCAAGAGTTACAAGCAGCGTTTCAAGCGGAGGGTCTCGATCCTATGAAGTACGGTATCATTGCTGTTAATACTTGGTACGAGAAAACTGAAGGCGATAAGAAATATATATCAAAGAAACAGGAAGAGGGGTATCAGCAAGTAACTGAGATGTCTGTCCGATATAGCGAGTTGTTAGCTTTTATTATCGCAGCTTTGTAACACGATGACTGAATCGCTCTCCCACTTCTTAGATACAGCTCTTGGCGTTATACTCGCAGTAATCGGTTGGATGATAAAGAAACTGTCAGATAGATTAGAGAACGACGAAAGACGACTGACTAAGATAGAGGTGGAGTTGGCAGCACAAAGTGAAAGAGATACTGCTGTTGAGAACCGTATGGGAGCACTTGAAACTAATATTAAAGAGATAAACACTAAGCTTGATCGTATGATGGAGCTGCTAATGAAAAGATAGATATGCCAAAAGGATTATACGCAAACATAAACAGAAGAAAGAAACTCGGTATTAGCCGTAGTAAGAAGAAGTCAACGATTAGCCCTAAAGCTTACAGTAATATGAAGCGAGGGTTCCCGAAGAAGAAGTAAGGTGGGTGTATCGTTATCTATAGGCAGAGGTGAGAAAAGCCGTAAAGGTGGACTCACTGCGAAGGGTAGACGTAAATACAACCGTGCTACTGGTTCTAATTTAAAAGCTCCTCAACCCGGTGGTGGTCCTCGTAAGCGTTCCTTCTGTGCTCGTATGTCAGGTAACAAGGGACCAATGAAAGACAGTAAAGGCAGACCTACCCGTAAAGCTTTAGCGTTGCGTCGTTGGAAGTGCTAAGGATGGCTAGACCTGCTAGAAGACCTGTCGTTCGTCCTAATCCGTTAAGCTTTCAACAGCGTACTGTATCGGCTGTATCGTCGGCTGTAGCTACTGAGAACAAAGAGAAAGCTGACGAACTACAATCTAAGGTTTCATCGCTGGAGAGTGATCCATTTTTTGTTACTATTGACGGTGGTGGTCCTGTATTGGACGACACTGATATATTCGACGGAGGACAAGCAGATGCCTAGTTTTACAAAACGTATACAATTAAGACGTGGTACTTATGCCGAGTGGCGGGAAGAGAACCCTGTACTGCTGGAAGGTGAAGTTGCTATCGAGCTAGATACTGATCGTAATCGTATTAAGATAGGAGACGGAACGACTGCTTGGAACGAACTACCTTACTTCCTAGATGCACGTGAAGAAGAAGTGGGAGACCACGCAGAGTTTCTTGAAGGCTTGACAGGTGATCCGTAATTCACTAACAAGTGTCGGATTTAACCAATTAATGAAAATAAAATATGAGCGTATGGTATCAAATGGGACAGAGCGTCAGGAACTTATTAATATCTCTTACTAGCACCAGCAAGGCTATATTAGACACTGAGAGTAACATTCAAGCAAGGACTGACGACGACTTAGGAACGATGGCGTATGCCACGGACACTAATAAATTGTATGTATTTACAGACTCAGGATGGCAAGCTGCTCAATAGTTTTGACAATCAATAATCACTAACATAAATATAATCACTAATGGCTAACATACTTCAACAAATAGGACAGACCGTTAAGTCGAAGTTGGATGACAAGGTAGATAAATCGGACGCTGTGACGGACTTCTTAAAGTCTATTCTCGGCTTTCCTGAAGATACCGTTGCACCCGATGTAGACACGGCAGCAAACATAACAGCAAGAACCAGCGACAGCACAGGCACTATCATGTACGGAAGCGATACTTATGATCTCTACGTATTTGACGGTAGTAACTGGCAGGTCTATAACAACAGCTAAACACATGAGCGATATTACAGTAATTAACGACAGCCAACAATCGGAGTTGGTAACTAACGGACTTGCTAAGAATGGTGAGTTATATTTGAAAGCTGCTGGTAGTACCGATGCAGGTGCTATTGTTGTATACGACAGTGGATCGTGGAGAACGTTTGCTAATGAAGCTAGTACTAGTTTTAGTAACCAGTATAGCGTAGACTTTGACGGTACTGATGACTATGTAAGCACAGGTCTCACTACGCTTGTTAGCACTTGGTCGGTGTCTGTTTGGTTCAAACCTGAGTTTACGGGGGCAGGTAATTATTTCCTTACAGGCAGATCAACACAGAAACGATTGGGGATGTATTATGATGGAAGTTCTTCTATAAGCTATTATCTAAGACAAAGTGGTTCTCCCTTTAATATATTAAGTTTTAGCAGTACAGACCTATCTGTCCTCACTCAATGGAATAATTTGGTTTGGACAAAGGACAATGCCACTACAACTGTAACCATGTATTTAAATGGTTCACAAATTGATCAAGATGCAGGGGCGAGTAGTACCGCTTCGGATTTTTATCCTGAAGTTATTGGTGCTATTAATACATCAGGTACATTCGGATTCAAAGGAAAGATTGATGAATTTGGATGGTGGGACAGTACTGCTTTATCCTCTTCTGATGTTACTGCCATTTACAATAGCGGAGTGCCTGACGACCTAAGTTCGTATTCGCCCACAGGCTGGTGGAGGATGGGAGATGACGACTCTGGGGCAGGCACAACTATTACTGACCAAGGAAGCGGAGGAAACGACGGTACGCTTGTTAACGGTCCAACATTCTCCTCTGATGTCCCTAGCTAACCCTTAATAACTATGAGCACTAGACAATATGTAATTCTAAATGCTGATGAAGTAAGTACCGTTAACTTTGACGAAGTACTTCAAACATCAGTGGATACACTAAGATATAACGTGGCAGGTGATGAAACCTTTGTTAAATACGAAGGAGCTAAACCACGCAGCCTATACGGAAAAGATACCCTTAGTCACTCGGCAATGTTGACCGTGTTGGCTGGGGAAGCTTGGACACAACCTATGGAGGAACTATAAGACATGGCTACTTTAAATACAGTCACATCATCCACCCGTCCCGCTTCGCCAGCTGCTGGTGAGGCATACTTTGAGACGGACACTAATAAGATTATCGTTTGGGACGGTTCTGCTTGGACAGAGATTGTTTCGGATAGTGGAGGAGCAGCTTTTAGTAACACCTACAGCGTAGACTTTGACGGTACTGACGATTTTATAGCTACAGGTTCAACCTTCCAATCAACTTTTAATTCGGATCATTCCGTTTCGTTTTGGGCAAAGGATGCTTCAGGAAATCAGGTTTTTGCAGGTAACCAAGGATCGACTAGGTATTATTATCAAACTAGCGTTGGCTTTGTTCGTATTGTTTATTACACAGGAACAGGATCGGTTATAACTAACATAGGTACGACAGCTCATGGAACGGATTGGTTTCATTGTGTCGGGACGATAGAGCAAGACGCATCAAATATTGTAACAAAACTGTACATTAACGGAACGCTAGATAATACGGTATCCACCGCAGGTACAATGTCTGATTACACATCAAGTCTTGATTGGGTAATAGGAAAAAGAAATAGACCGGGTTCCAGTGAACTCAATTTTTCAGGCAAGCTAGACGAATTAGCTATTATACCCTCCGTTTTATCAGCCTCTGATGTTACCGCCATATACAACAGCGGAGTACCTGCCGACCTAACTTCTTACTCGCCTGTTGCTTGGTATCGTATGGGTGATAATGATTCAGGAAGTGGCACTACGATCACAGACCAAGGTAGCGGAGGTAATGACGCAACACTAACCAATAGTCCATCCTTCTCAACTGACGTTCCTAGCTAACCTATACTAATACTATGAGAAACTACGTAATCATTGACGCTTCGGAAGTTCCTTCTGTAGACTTTAATAACGTTCTTGAAACCTCAGCTAATACCCTTCGGTATAATGTTGCGGGTGATAAGACATTCGTAAAGTATGAAGGAGCTATGCCACCTTTTCTATTAGGTAAAGACACTTATAGCCACGCTGAAATCCTTGAGGTTTTAGCAGGTGAAGAGTGGACTGCCCCAATGGAAGAACTTTAACCATCAATAATAAATACTAATATGCCAGATACATCATCTATATTCTATCAAATCGGTCAATCGACCAAAAGTGCTATTGCAGTTGAGAAATCACGTGCAGAAGCTGCTGAGGCTACATTACAAACGAACATTGATTCGGAAGCCTCCAGTCGTGCAAGTGCCGATACTACCCTGCAATCTAACATCACCGCTGAGGCTTCTAGCCGTGCGTCTGCTGACTCTACCTTACAAGGTAACATTGACACAGAAGCATCAAGCAGAGCATCCGCTGACTCCGCTATCCAATCCGAACTAGACGCTACTCAAAGTGGTGCTGGTCTTGGTGCAGGTGGATCGTACTCCGCTAACTCCTCAACCAACTACATCACATCTGCTGGTTCTTTGGTTGCTGCTGACGAAGCTCTCGATGCACAGATCAAAACTAACGCTGACGCTATCGCTTCTGAAGCAAGTACTCGTGCATCTGCCGACAGTACCCTTCAGTCTAACATTGATAGTGAAGCTTCTTCTCGTGCCAGTGCTGACTCAACTCTCCAAAGCAACATTGATGCTGAAGAGACTGCCCGTCAATCCGCTGACTCGACCCTTCAAACAAACATCAACGACGAGGCTAGCTCACGTGCTTCTGCTGATACGACTTTACAGTCCAATATCGACGCTGAAGAAACTGCACGTATCGCTGCTGTTAGTGGTGAAGCTACTGCTAGAGCATCTGCTGACACGACTCTTCAGTCGAACATCGATGCCGAAGCTTCAACTGCTCGTGCTGCTGAATCGGCTCTTGACGCTGCCAAAGCTAATCTTGCTGGTGCTGCATTCACCGGTGACGTAAGCGGAACTAACCTTGTACTTAGTGGTAACTTAACTGTTAACGGTACAACTACTTCCGTACAAACCACTAACTCCGAAATCAAAGACTCTATTCTTTTGATCAACGACGGTGCTGCTGGTTCAACCAACAACTCGAACGACGCTGGTCTTATCATTGAGCGTGGTACTGGTGACGGTGGAAACATCGCTGCTGTATACGACGAAGGAATCGACAAGTTTGCGTTCTATAAAACATCCGCTACTTCTGCTTCTACTGACATCAGTGGAGACGACGGAAGTGCTGAGTTGATCGACGTTAAAGCTAACGACGTTGTTCTTGGTGACGGAAACAATCTTGGTTCATTGGCAGACTTTACTGCTGCAATGGCTTAAGTTTATATCGCTGAATGAGTGCGAAAGGTAAAAAAAGAGATACATCATCTCTAACTTTTCGTCTCACAAGCTCACAAAAGAAGGAGGTAGCTGGGATCGCTAATACGCTCGGTCTCAGCTCCTCCGCTCTTTTACAGATGTGGGTAACACGAATCCTGAACAATATGAACGGACGTGGTGACCACTCTGAGATGCCGAGAGACAACAAATAATAACTTATGAAGGATCACGTAGAAGGAGCTAAACTTGCTGACGGTTATACTGAACTGTGTAAGAATGCAGTTGGGTACATGAAAGCTATGGAGGAATACAACCCGGCTTTGATGAACACGATAGGCAAGTGGTTAAAAGATAACAACATCACAGTGGATAATCGTAGTGGTAGTGCTTTGGATCAATTAAGCAAAGACTTTGAACCGTTACCGTTCCCTGAACAACAAGACGATATACCCGCAGAGAAACAACTTTAACTCTTCCCTACATTCCCATATACTCTAAAGGAGTCGGCAATATAACGTCGGCTCCTTTTTATTTGATACGATGAAGAAGAAACACCAAGAGATACCACCACAACTACGAGACTTTAGAAACTTTCTGTGTCTTGTTTGGCGACACCTTAACCTGCCTGACCCTACTCCGTTACAGTACGACATGGCTTTATACTTGCAAAATGGACCTCGTCGTTCCGTTATTCAAGCATTTCGTGGTTGTGGTAAGAGTTGGATAACCTCAGCGTTTGTTGTTCATCAGTTACTACTAGACCAAACAAAAAACATACTTGTTGTGTCTGCCAGTAAGAATAGATCGGATGACTTCTCTACCTTTACGTTACGTCTGATACAGGACATACCTGCTCTACAACATCTACAACCATCAGA